AGAGAAATCTATAGAAAGAATGAGAATATTCCAATCTAAAGAAGAGAATGGCTAAATATGCACCGAAACTTCCAGGATTACATGTTGCGCAACAAACTGTTGCAGACTCTGATGCGAGGTGGAAGATACTTTGTGCTGGGCGTCGTTTTGGTAAGACTAGGCTGGGTGTTCAACTATGCATCCAAACTGCCTTGGCTGGCGGTAGAGCTTGGTGGGTTGCTCCAACATTTGCAATTGCTAGAGTTGGTTGGAGAGATATACAAGCTTCAGCTACTTCATTTCCAAAAGAAATAGAACCATCAATATCAATAGCAAATATGGAATTTAAATTAGCTAATGGTGGTGAAATAGCAGTAAGATCAGCAGATAATCCACAAAGGTTAAGAGGTGAAGGTTTAGATTTTATTGTTATAGATGAGGCAGCATTTGTAAAACCTGAAGTATGGTCAGAAGTTTTAAGACCAACTTTAACAGAAAGAAAAGGTGGAGCTTTATTTATATCTACACCTATGGGTATGAATAATTGGTTTTTTGATTTATGGGAAACAGCTGAGCATGCAGACAATTGGGAAAGATTTAGGTTCTCAACTTACGATAATCCTAGAATAGATTCAGAAGAAGTAGATCAAGCAAAAAACGAAGTTGGTTCAATAGTGTTTGCTCAAGAATATCTTGCCGAGTTTGTAGATGCAGGTCAAGGAATGATAAAACCAGATTGGATGCAATATTTTACACAAGATTCAGAATCAGGTAACTATCTAGTAGATGGTGAAACTATTTTTAAAAAAGAATGTACTTACTTTATTGCTACAGATATTGCTACATCAGTTTCTGAAGATGCCGACTATACAGCAATAATTGTTTTTGCGATGACACCAGATAATAGGTTATTAGTTGTAGATTGTAGAAGAGATAGGTTTGAAGGACCAGATATTGTTGGTGCTATACAAAAAATGGTAGATAAACATAAAGCAGGATGGGTAACTATGGAAAGACAAGGTTTTCAGTTAAGTCTTATTCAAATGGCGCAAAGACAGGGTTTGCGAGTAAAAGAAGTTAAACCAGATAAAGATAAAGTTGCACGAGCATTGACACTCTCTGCTAGAATGGAGGCTGGAGATGTCTACTTTTTAGCAGACTCTCCTTGGCTCAATGATATGGAAAGGGAACTTTTTACTTTTCCTGTTGGAGCCCATGATGATATGGTAGATGCACTCGGGTATGGTATCCTGAACTTGAACGAGCGTAGACAATGGACAGCTTATTAGTTTAGGAGATAAATGGCACAAGAATTAAATGCTTTTCAAAGATTTACGAAAAGATTCACAACAAGTGGAAGAGCAGAATTAAAAAGATTAAATTACAATCAATCTTTATCCTCGGCATTAGACTCAACAGTTTACGGATATAACACTTCTTCAGGATATTTTCCATCAGATAAATTAGAAGATATTGGTAATGGTTCTGGTAACTCCGCAGTTGCTGCTTGCTTAAATGTATTGTCAACAGCTTTTGCAGAACCAAAACTTAATGTTTATAGAGTAGATGATTCAGGAAGTGATTTGATACAACAAAATCATCCTGTATCAAAATTATTTAGAAGACCAAATCCTTTTATGTCTGGTGCGATATTATCACATTACATTGTATCTTCTATATCTGTTGAAGGTGATGCTTTCTTATACAAAAATAGAAACAACAAAGGTCAAGTAATACAATTAGTTCCTTTAATGCCAAACTATATAAGAGTTAGAGGAAACTCTGAAAAACTAATTACACATTATGAATATACACCAAATGAAAATAGTGTAAACATAGATCCTAAAGAGATAATTCATATTAGAACTGGTATTGATCCAAATGATCATAGAAGAGGTTACGCACCAATAAAAACAGTACTAAGAGAAATACTTGGTGATGAAGCTGCAGGTCAATATTCAACTGCTTTATTACATAATATGGCAATACCTGGAGTTATATTATCTCCAACATCTGATGCTATGGGTGGACCAACAAGAGAAGAAGCTGAAGCAATATCAGAAATGTATAAATCAAAGTTTGGTGGTGCCAACAGAGGTCAACCAATGGTTCTGACAGGAGCTATGAATATTGATGTTGTTTCATTTAGTCCAGCAGATATGAATCTAGTTGAATTAAGAAGATTACCTGAAGAAAGAGTAGCAGCTGTTATGGGTGTTCCTGCAGTTTTAGCAGGTTTAGGTGCTGGTCTTAATTCAGCAACTTACAATAATACAAGAGAACTTAGAGAATATTTTACTGAACAAAAACTTGTTCCATTATGGAGAAGTGTTGCAGAAGAAATGACACATCAACTTTTACCTGAGTTTTCAGAAGATGATTCACAATATTGTAAATATGAAATTGATAGTGTAAGAGCTTTATCTCTTGATCAAGATGCTTTATACAAAAGATGGCAAGTTGCAGTGAATGGTGGTTGGGCAACTATAGGTGAAGCTAGAAATGCCGTAGGACTACCTTCCAATGATACTCACAATGTTTATTTAAGACCTCTTAACATGCAACAAGTAGTAGCATCTGAAGTTCCTGCACAAGAGGACGCAAGTGATCCCTCTATACCTGTAGGCAGTGATGATCCGTTAGAAATACCTATAGATGATACAGAGTCTTTTGTTACACAAGAAGAATTAGAGAAAAAAGATGTCATGGATACTGGAGACGCACTTCCAGAATCAACAAGACAAACTATTGCTGCAACACTTACAAGAGGAATTGATATGTTTACTACAAGAGAAGCTGCTGAAGAAAGAGCAAAAGAATTAGATTGTAGTGGTACACACTCTTTAGATGTAGAGGGTATGACATACTATATGCCTTGTAGTTCTCACGATTCATACTTAAATTCAAAAAAATCATACATAGAAAAAATGGTTGAAGAATTAAAAGTGTCTTTAGAAGAAGCAGAAGTTATGTATGAAAGAGGAGATCATTTACATAGTCCTGAAGAAAAAGAAATAACTAATTTTCCAAGTGCAGGTGATGATATGGCAATAAGAATATCAAACTCAAAATTTAAACAATTCCCATTTGCATATGCAAAAGCTTTGAAAGAAGATTATCCAGAGATTTGGCGTATGGCTGGAACTGGTGGTAATCCTCCAACAGCATTTACTGGAAATGATGCTTTCAATAGATGGTCAAAATATATGGCTGGTGATAGAAGCGCATCTGTTCTTAGTTGGGTAAAAAGAAGAGAAAGATATATGGCAAGACATAAAGGTGATAAAAGACTCAATGGTGTCATCGCTGCAATTAAGTGGGGTGGTATACTTAACATAGGAGAATCAGCTATGAAAGAAATTATTAACGAAAGAAAAAAATTGGTTAGAGAAAGAAGAAAAAAAGCTGAAGAATTATCAGATGAAATTGTTCTGAAACAAATATCTTCAAGAATAAGAACAATATTAAAAAACAAAGTTACTGATCATAATTCTAAAAATCCAAAATTTAGAACTACTACAGGTACTTTAGCAAAAGTATTTAGAAGAGGAGTAGGTGCATATAGAACTTCACCAGGCTCAGTAAGAGGTAATGTTAGATCTGCTGACCAGTGGGCGTTAGCCAGAGTTAACGGGTTTTTAAGAGCATTAAGAACAGGTAGATTTAAGAGAAAACCTTATGATACCGATCTTTTACCAGCAGGACATCCTAATTCAAGTAAGTCTGCAAAAGATACTAAAGCAGAATCTGTAAGAGTAGGTCAATCTGTTTCATGGAGTATTCCAAAAGATCCAGAACCACCTTCAGTTGTACATGGAGTGGTAACTTCTGTGAACTCTGGTGATAATGAAGCAACTATGCAAGTTTGGGCAATAATGGAAGATGGCTCACATGAAAAAACAGATAGAAAAGTCACTATGCCTATTTCCAGACTACGAATCATCTCGGACATAACTAAATAATAATAAGGTAAAATACTCGTTACCAACTGACTTCTACTGATAAAATTAATATGAAATTGGCAATTTTATATATTTGAGGAGATTATGTCCGAGCAATTTGATATTAAATCAATAGAACTTGAAATCAAGGACGATCAGAAAGGCGAAGTCGCTGCGGTCTTTTCTGTTTTTGATTCAGTAGATTCAGACGGCGACATCGTAAAAGCAGGATCAGTATCATCTGGTTTCAAATCTGGAGACGTTCCAATGGTATGGGCACATAAGTGGGATATGCCTATTGGAAAAGGAAAGATTATTCAAGACAAAGACAAAGCAACTTTTTCTGGAAACTTTTTTATGGATACAGAATCTGGTAGAGAAGCTTATAACTTAGTAAAAGCTATGGGAGACTTACAACAGTGGTCATTTGGTTTCAAAGTAAATGATTCAGAATATGGAAAGTTTAAAAAAGATGGTTCAGATGATGAAGAAATAGATGTTCGTTATTTGAAAGATCTTACAGTTTATGAAGTTTCACCTGTTTTAGTTGGTGCAAATCAACAAACATACACTATGGCTATCAAATCTAATACTGAATTATTAGAAGAAATAGCTGATGCAAAAACAGTTATGACTACAGAAAGTATGAATCAACCAGATCCTAATGAAGAATCTGAAGAA